CATAAAGAAAATATATCTCATTTTCTAGTTTACGACTTCGGATTAACAGAACTAGATCCAAACACTCTTACCTGTATAGGAATCGGACCCGACTTGAACGAGAACATAGATAAAATTACGGGGAGATTGGGGTTGTATAAATGACAAAAAGATATCATATTTCTTACGCAAGCAACCTCCTCCATCTTTCAATCCACGATAGAATTATCGATGTTCATCCTCTCGTTTGGAGATTACAATCTTTAGACAATGTATTGATTGCTTGGAATGAAATTCCTGAAGAGATGGAAAACCAAATAGAGGATCTGGAAAAACAAAGAATCCAATTGTCTACAGAAAGAACGCTTAGATGGATGAAGGAAGATTTGAAACGGTGATTAACATGGAAGAACATACTACAAAAATATTAGACGACAAAGACATGGAATTTGTCGAAATACTTCGATCTTTGAATATCCCACGCAATGTTGCAACGCTTATAGCTTTCTTATCTGGTATAGACGACCAAATGGCTTCGTCTCGCGAAATTGAAATGGGAACGGATCTACGTCAACCAGAAGTAAGCGCTGCTCTACGTTTTTTGCGTGAAAATGATTGGCTAGGAGAAAGAGAAGTCGAACTGGAAAGCAGGGGTAGACCTAAAAAGGTTTACTCTCTAAAAGATGGAATAGATTCCATTATCAAGTATTTTGAAGATGAAAGGACGCGCGAAATTTCCGAGACTATGGAAAATATAAAGAGACTAAGACAAATCGAGAGGGGATAAAAGAATGAACGAGATAACGACGGGAATCGGCCCAATAAGCAATCAAGATGCAGTCAAAGAACTGGAAGCGCTCATTAAAACAATCAATCTCAATAGGGCAACAGTAATACGAATCGATGTCAAAAAGGAATATGTTGGGAGATCTGGCGAGGCCGGTTGCCTAAAAGAAATAAATGTAAAATTCGCAACATGGTAAAATTACAAAGAGGATAAAATAATGCAATTCATTAACGCTACTTACGCAGCTCGATTAAGGGCTCAAGAAGAATTCAAATGTGAAGAATGTGGAAACTGTTGTACTCAATGTGCTCCTATAGATGTTACTATGGAGGACTTAAAAAGGATTGCAGATTACTTTGGTAAGTCGTTAAAAGTCGCAGCAAGAAGACATTGTAGAATTAATCCAGACGGCGGTTCACTAATTATTAAGCACGATAGACCTTGCAAGTTTTATGATCTTAGAAATAAGAAGTGTAAAATTTACGAGGCCCGTCCTGAAGTTTGCAGATTACATCCGTTTTTGTCGAGTGAACCGATTGAGAGTCCTAGATTTACAGTTCCAATTCATTGCGAGGCCGCTTGTAAGGTATATGATAAAATGAAGGAGAGAGAGGAGATATGAGTCAATTAAAACGTTACGCATGCCAGACGGGAAAAGTAATTGTTGGGGTGCCATTAGTTATTTTATTCATCGTTTTTCTGATAGTATTTTCAACTATCGCAGCCAATTTTCTTGCGTATATAATACTAAAGTATTGGATCATTGGCGCAATTTGCTGTTTAATAGTGATAGTCTTCATACTTGGCATAGCTTTCCTCGCTGGAGATGAGATATTTAAGAAATATAACATTTGCCAGAGGTTCAAATGAAGATTAAATGCTCCAAGTGCAAACGTACCCAAGAAGTATCTGAAATTGCTTGGAAAATATCACAAGAGGGACTACCATCTGGGCTTCCAGAACCATTAAATATGCTTAGTGTGCATCCCTTTACATGTTGTGGTACTAGTATGATAAAGGAGAAAAACATGAATTTAAAAGATAAAGTCAAGAAGTCCCTGCAAGAAAAATCTCCTCAGACAATCCCATCGTTATGTAGAAATATTCCAGAGATAACAAATGAATTTGCTATAATGCGAGCGGTTGGAGAACTAGAACACTCAGAAGAAGTTATTTTGACTGGATTTGAAAGAATTTATAGAGAAGACGGCGGGGCATTATATTTGGCTGAGTATTCTATAGTAAAATAGCTTTAAAAACTTTTTTAAGGAGTGTTATTTATTATTAATAATTTCGACACTATAGACCCTAATTTTAAAAAAGATTTGCTTGATTCCGATTATAGTACTTGGATTGTGGCAAGGAATTTACGACTGAATGGGTATACGGTTACGCTGCCGCCGATTGGGATAAGACCGGATACTGGACGGATAAAAGAGTTTGGAGACTCTGGGGATTTAGTGATTAACGGGAATATAATTGAAGTAAAACAAAGACCGGATTTGAAGTTTGATAAGTTGAGCGAGTTCCCGTACTCAACGCTTATTGTGGACGTTAAGCACCATTTTGATTCGTTAGAAGTTAAGCCGCGATATTATGTTATCTGTAATTCTACGTTAAGTGGAGCGATTATTGTATCTGGAAAGACCTCTGGAAAATGGACTACGAGTACGCGATGGGATAATAAAAGAGGAAGGATGAGGACGTTTTATTTGGTATCGAGGGAACTATGCCATTTTTGGGATTTTGGGGACCGCCCGAGATTTGAGATGTGAATTACTCCACAAAATACCCGAAATATGCAAACCTCGGCACCGTAGTCTCATAAACTCTATCTTTTTTATCTACTAACCAAGAATGTTGTCTCCATAGGGAATCATTACATAGTGCGTAGCCCGTAACAATTCTGTACTTTTCTGAGTGCTTTGCTTTTTGCATAACTACGTTCTCATGGCAATGACATGGAACTCCTCGGACTTTTCGATAAGTTGCTCCGTAAAGTTTACCTTTATTTATTATTTCGTCCGCTTCAGGCTCGCCTTCTTCGAGAATTACCATATCAGTTCCTCCGAAAGATAGAAGAAGGGTGCGAAGCTCTAGGATTTTTGATTGCTCGTCTGGCGATATCTTGTTTAGCCGGTCTTGAAATAGTTCGCGCATAAGGGTTGATATAGGTTGGGTGAGGATATAAGGATGACGGGTGGGATATCGATATTTTCTTCCAATTTTGATTATATAATTCGGTAGAGATGGAATAATAGATAACTTTATATACTATTGGAATAGTTATTATATAATGACAGAAAATAATAGAGATGAATATTTAAAACAATATGCCCAAGACCACAAAGAAGAGATTCGAGCAACTAAAAGAAAGTCATATCATAAACTAAAAAATCAGCCAGAGAAGATCGAATATAGAAAAGAATATTACAAAAAGAATAAAAAACCTATTCAAAAAAGAACAAAAATATGGAAGGAGGAGAACAAAGAAGAGAAAAAGAAAAAAGACAAAGAATATCGGGAGAAAAATAAAGCAAGTATTAAAATAAAAAGGAAAGAATATAAAGAAAAGAACAAGGAAGTTATCAAAGCTAAAAATGCAGAATATAGAAACGCCAATCGAGATGAAATAAATGAGAAAAATCGCGCGTATCTTGACGGAAAGAGAATAAAATTTTTAGACGGAAAATATACGAAGAAAAGTAAAATACCAAAAGAAGATGTTATTAATCTTTTGGGCGGAAAATGCGCCCGGTGTAATATAACCAATTTAGATATGTTAACCATTGACCACATCAACAACGAGGGACACGCGGACAGGAAAGAAATGAAGCTAAACGGCGCTCTACGGCAAGTAAAAAGACTTATAAAACAAGGGTGGAGTTTAGAACAATTAAAAGAAAAATTTCAGGTTCTCTGTTATAACCACAATTGCGCTAAAAGTTATAGAAATTATTGGGATCTATCGGATAAAGAACTTAGTTATAAACAAAGGTGGAGGGTGAAGATCTGGAAAGAGGCTTATAGTTTCTTTGGGTCCTGCAAGACGTGTGGCGATCCCGATATTAAATTCTTAACATTATCTCACGTTAACGATGATGGATCGGAGAGAAGAAAGAACGGCGAAAGAATGGGGACAGATTTACTAATTGAATTCAGAGGTAAAAATTGGCCCGAATCAATTAAAAAAGATTTTTGCTTAGAATGTTGGAATTGTAATTGTTCGCGACAGGTTAAGAAACAAAGAACTGAGAAAAAATTTTATGGAAACCAGAATAAATCTATTTAATTACGCAACTCTCCGCGCAACTATTTCCTCAACAATAGAACTCGGATCTGCCCCTTTTTCTATTTTTTGCATCTTATTTTTTATGTTTTCACTCACTGGGGCTTGGACTTTTTTACCCTCTTGAATTTGCTCGTCTTCTTCAAAAAAATCTTCTAATCGCAACCCGCTGATAGTATTGTTAAGCCAAGCACGATATTCTGTGGTGCTAACCTTCCCAAATTTAATTGCAATAGACATGATCTTAGATTCTATTTCGATGTCACGTGCGGCTATTGGGGCCGGAATAAGTTCGTATTTATACCCTTTTTTCTTCCACCCATTTACATCTAATAAATGATTTCCAAGTGGATTGGCTCCCCTCGCCACCTTAGATCGCCATGAGGAGATATGATCATAAAAAATTGCTTGCTTAACGATATTGGAACTGTTGTCCAAAATTCCCCCACCGCCATCAGAAGATGTTAAGGCCGCCACCGGGTAAACTATGCGATACATAATTTGTTCGTAAAACTTAAAAAACTTATGAACATCCTCTCGGTCTTTGTACTGAGGATAAGTCATTGTTATGTTCGGTGGAAGTGGGTATTTTTCTATCGCATTATTTGAAGTCAGAATATCAGAAACTATTTGCCCAGTACCTGGTAAATTTTCATCCGTTACTTGTAACTCTTTGGGGTTTAATTGTTCATACATGACCACAAATGATAACGAAAATGCCGCCTGGGCTCCGTCAAGAAAGGGCAAAATCATCTCAACTAGGCCGGGGCCATCTGGAAATTTAGCTCCAATTGGGGTCATATGGAACATTCTTTTGGGATCGAGAGAAATTATTTTTGAGCCATCGACTGTCTGATCAAAATACTTTACTCCGTCAACCTCATAAATGCCTTTCCATCTTTGACTCGTGGAAACAATTTTGGTATTCTTGGGACGTTTAAAGGTGTCGGCGGGTCTGCGAGATGCAGCATCAAATTCAATCCACTTTGTTTCCGGATTCTGGCTCATGGAAAGTTCGAATTGGCCAGGACCATAATCAAATGCATCTCCAGTGGCAACCATTGCATGTTCTATAAAATTAATATTATCAAAAATATCTCCAACCTGTTCGCTCTTTTCTCTGTCAACCTTTCTGTCTTTTCCTCTCACAACATGATAAAAGGGTTTGGAGAAAATCATCTGAACGGTGGTGTTACATAAAGCTTCGGAAAGCGGATTAAACGAGGCCAGAATAAGATCTCTGTCACTTACGGTTTGATTAAGAACTCTAGCTTCCAGCTTACTCTCGTTGCTTCCTTTAAAATCAGACATCTTCCTTCCAAACTCCCATAATAATTAAATACGTATTTTAAAATTATGAATTAAATAAAAACCTACATCCCACTCAAAATCTCATACATCTCAACTTCAATCGCCAGTTTAGACCACCATTCCAAATATTCTTTATAATATATCGAATCAAAATCCAAAATCTCAACAAAACAAACTTCCTCGATCTCTCCATCTACGCCAACAGAAATCTCGCTTCGCCAACGGCTATAACCTCCCTTATACCATCCACCCTTTTGTGGAAACATAGAAATCCCAATTAGTATAAATCAAACTTCTATTGGCATCTTGAAGATCGAGGCTCTGTTCTGCTTCACAAATTGTAACCTCATTAAACCACCAACTTGTCCCAATATTATTTTTACTGATCATGTAATTTTTAACAGTATTTAAAACAGAGTCATTTCTTTGACGCCCCGGCCACTATACCTTAATGGGTTTCCTCATGCCGTAGAAAAGGAACAGATTCTTTCAAATTTCATTTTAAAAATATGAATTAAATAAAAACCGAAATGTTTATATACTATAATATTCATTATTAATTTAATGTCTGAATATACTAAACAAATTACCGTTCATCTCAATTTTTTAGTCCAAGAAAAATTAAATAACACTACTGATCTTAACGCTTATGCCGACAAAGTGTTATCTAATTATTTTGGAATAAAATATGAAGATGCATATCCGAATTATACAGGACCGAATAAATGGGCGACGGAGAATTATGAAATTTAAAGAATGTATTGCTAAAAACGGGTGGATATCTCCATTAAAAGCTAACCCATCAAGTTCTAAACCAAAGAGAAAGGGTCCGAAAACTTTAACATTGAACAATATTCTTTTAGAAAGAATATCCAAAATTGTCCCAGAAAACAAAAGATCAGCTTTGATCGATTATATTCTTTCTTCTCATTTTGAAATTAAATATGAAGAAGCATATCCCGAATCATATGCAAAAAGTTGTGGAGAGAAAAGATACTGGGATTCTACTGGATATTATAAATCATTAGACATACAATATCCCGGAAGATTTTCCACAAAAACAAAAAGGCGAAAGCAATTTTCTTACAAAGAATTTATGCTAAGAATTAAGGAGTGATTTGATTTATGCCTGTAATAGACGGGGTAATTTATCAAGAAATACAAAGGACAATAGACCGAGGCCGTAGATTGGGGATTCTTAAAGAAGGAGATGAAAAGCCAGACATGGGGACGGTTCTTTATATCGATATGGTTTGGCGAACATTAAATATTAGTCACGATTTAGACACCGACAAATTAGATTTCGAAATTCAGCACAAAAAAATGCTTCAGTTTGGAAATCTTAATAAGATTTTGGCAACTTATGAACAAATAAGGACCAAGAAAGAAGCAGGAAAAGTCGAAGAAGGATTGTTTGCTAAGGTAGTTAAAAAATACGCAGCAGAAGCGAAAGACGAAGAGATCAAAAGAAAGAAAAAAATTGAAATACTCGCAGCAAAAGTAGCCGCTGGAGAACAATTAACGGAAGAAGAGCAAATGGTTTTTGATGCATATACTGAGGCAGCAGAAGCTTGAACTGTTAGGGTTTAGCTAATA